CCACGCTTTCCAAAAAAACCGCTTCTGGGCGTGAACCTTGACCAAGACCGCCGAGATCCCGAGACTCGACGAGCTGGGGCTTCCGACTGACCGACTCGACGGCGCGCTTGCCGGCGTCGACGAGTTCGAGCGGTTCTGCGCCAGACTGGAGACCACCGAGGGCGACGCCATGTCGCTCGAGCCGTTCCAGCGCCTCATCGTCGCGGCCTACTTCGCCGGGATGTCCGAGGTGCTGGCACTGATCCCCAAGGGGAACGGTAAGACCGTCCTCCTCGCGGCGATCGCCGTCCACCACCTTACCACGACGAACGCCGCCGAGGCGTACATCGGCGCGTCGTCCGCCGCGCAGGCGCAGAAGATGTACCGCGAGGCGTCCCGGTTCGCCCGACAGGTCGATCTGCTGCCGTTCCCCGGGTACATGGAGATCCGCGTCGACAAGGACCCGGCGTTCGGGTACCTGCGGGTGCTCGCGTCGGACAAGGCCGACCGCGGGTCGCTCGAGGGCATCGGCCCGACCCTCGGTCTGGTCGACGAGCTCCACGCGCACGTCAACGACGCCCTGTACGCCGCGATCCACGGCGCGCTCCACAAGCGCGACGGCCGGATGCTGACCATCTCCACCGCCGGGTCGGACGAGGACTCGGTCCTCGGTCGCATCCGCGCGAAGGCGCTGGAACTGCCCAGCGTGACCCGGTCGGACTCGCTGACCATCGCCCGCGACGACTCGTTCGCCATGTTCGAGTGGGCCGCGTCCGAGGGCGCCGACCTAGACGACATCTCGGTCGTCGCGGACGCCAACCCGGCGTCGTTCGTCACCGAGGCCAAGTTGCGACGAATAAAGGCGTCCCCGTCCATGACGGCGACGCGGTGGGCGCGGTACCACGCGAACGTGTGGACCCCCGCCGCCGACCAATGGCTGCCGCCGGGCACGTGGGACGCGTGCTTCGAAGACGGCGCCGACATCCCCGAGGGCTCCGACGTCGTCGTCGGGGTCGACGTCGGGATAAAGAAGGACTCGTCCGCCGTCGTGTGGATGCACAAGCGTTCGGACGAGCGGATCGTGGTCAAGGCGACCGTGTTCGCCCCTCAGGGCGACGGGCCTCTGGACCTGTCGAAGCTCGAGGGCGCGATCCGCGACCTCGCCGACAGGTACCGCGTGATGTCCGTGTCGTACGACCGGTGGTCGTTCGAGCGGTCGGCGCAGATGCTGTCCGACGAGGGCCTGCTCATGGTCGACTTCCCGATGACCAACGAGCGCACCGTCCCGGCGTCGACCAGGCTGTACGAGGCGATCCAGCAGCACCGCGTCGTCCACGACGGCGATCCGGTGCTCGCCGCCCACGTCAAGGCCGGCGCGACGAGGGACACCGAGCGCGGATGGCGACTCGCCAAGGGCAAGGCCAAGCGGCCCATCGACGCCCTGATCGCCATGCTGATCGCGTTCCCGCAGGCCGACCAGTCAACCACAGGAGGAGGCTTCGAATGGTGAGGCGCAGCAAGTCCGTCCGCTTCCACTTCAAGGACCGGGTGACGTCCGTAGAGGGCGTGCTGGTCCGCACCACCCGCCACGACTACATCGTGGAGGTCCCCAAGATCGTCGAAGGCCCCGACCAGACCGTCACGGTCACGGGACCGCTCGAGATCCCCAAGTCCAACGTGCTGTTTAAGCAGGTGATCGACGCGTGATACTCGCAACTCCAAAGGGCAACCGGGCGGCGTTCCAAGCCGCCTTCGACTCGTCGCTGCCGATCCCCCGCGCCTCGCAGGGGTCCAGCGGGTCGTACTCGTTCTCGCGCCGTCGCGTGGAGATGTCCGACGCCATCGGCGTCCCGGCGTTCTCCCGCGGGGTGCGGCTGATCTGCGACACCGCGGCCGGGTTCCCGATCTCGGTGTACCGCGGGTCGGGTGTCGACAGGCAGCCGATGCCTGACAGCCCGCAGGCCGCGCTCATGCGGTCCCCGGGCGGGCGCGAGTTCACCGCCCAGCAGGTGTGGTCCTACGCGTTCGCGTCCATGCTCCGAGGCGGCGCGTACCTCGTGAAGGTCAAGAACTCGGACGGGTCCGTCGCGCAGCTGCTGCCGATCGACCCGCGGCTGGTATCGCCCAAATACAAGGACGGCACCCTGCTGTTCGACCTCAAGGACAAGCCGAACGGCCGCGTCAAACGTCGGGTCGGCCGCGAGACGATCTTGTACGCCGCCGGGGTGCTCGTCGACCACCCGGCGATCGGCGTGTCCATCGTTGAGGCCTTCAGGAATGAAATCGGCACCCAACTGTCGCGGCAGGAGTTCGAGGGCCGCTACCTCGCCAACGACGGCTTCCCCGGCGTCGTGCTGCGGCACGAGTCCAACGTCACGAAGGAGCAGCGCGACGAACTGCGCGACAGTTTCGAGGCGCGCCACGTCGGCGCGTCAAACGCCGGCAGGCCAGCCGTCCTGTGGGGCGGGTGGGAGCTCGAGCGGCTGTCGATGACCATGACGGACGCCCAGTTCATCGAGTCCCAGCGCTTCGGCGTGCAGGAGGTCGGTCGGATGCTCGGGATCCCGCCGGGCCTGCTGAACGACCCCGACGACCGCGGCAGCCTGTCGATCGAGCAGGAGAACATGCGGTTCCTCCAGTACGGGCTGGAACCGTGGATGACGCGCCTCGAGCAGTCGCTGTCGACCGACTCGGACCTGTTCCCCGACCCCGAGTGGACGGTCGAGTTCGACCCCGCCAGGCTCCTCCGAGCCGACATCAAGAACCGCTTCGACGCCTACCGCCTCGCGCGGCAGGGCGGCTGGATCACCGCCAACGAGATCAGGACCGTGGAGGGGTACGCCCCGGTCGACGGCGGCGACGAGATCCAGCAGACACCAGTCGGAGGCGCGCCGAACGACGCGCCGTCCGTCACCACTTCCAACCAAGCAAGGAGACCAATCGGATGACACCCGTCCACTTCACATTCCCGCTCACCATCGAGAAGTTCGCAGTCTCGGGGCAGGAGGGCGGCGGTCGGTTCCTCCGCGGCCACGCCGCGGTGTTCGGCCGCAAGTCCCACGACCTCGGGGGGTTCAGGACCGAGATCGCGCCGAGCGCGTTCGCGTCGGTGCTGGACACCGCCCCGGACGTCCACCTCGTCTGGGACCACGACACGAGGTACGTGCTCGCCCGGACGACCAACAAGACCCTCGAGTTGAGGGAGGACCCGTACGGCCTCCACGTGTGGGCTTCGCTCGCCCCGACGTCATACGCCGACGACCTCGCGGTTCTCATGGAGCGCGGGGACGTCGACCAGATGTCGTTCGCCTGCGACATCGGCGCCGACACGTGGACCCAGACCGGCGAGGGCGACGACGCCGAGATCACCCGGACGATCACCGAGGTGTCCGGCCTGTACGACGTCACGGTGTGCGCTCAGGGCGCGTTCCCGCAGACGAACTCACAACTTCAAGCAGACCTTGCCTCAGCGATAGAGGCCGGCCGCGTTCAGATGGAACGGGCCGACGGCGCCGCTCAGCATGACGAGGACGCCGACACCGCCGCCCCGGAAGCGGGGGACGGTGTGGAAGTCGCGCCCCAAGAGGGGGCGGGCGACCTGATCGCCGCCAAGCACGACGTCCGTCGACGCGTGGCGAAGTTCCAGCACCCAACGCACAAGGAGGACAACCAGTAATGGAGTCCCTAGAAACCGTGCGCGAGGAGTACAGCAAGGCAGTGGACGAGCTCCACGCCGCAGCCGAGGCCGTCGAGTCGTTCGACGCCGACGCCGCGCAGGACGAGGCCGACTTCGGCCTCGACGAGCTCAAGTCCAAGTTCGACGAGGCGGAGGCCAAGGCCACCGAGCTCAAGGACAAGGTCGAGCTGTACGAGCGCACACAGAAGGCCCGCGAGGTCGCCATCCCGGACGTGTCCGAGGACAGCGACGTGGCGGTCAAGTCAGAAGCCCTGACCTATACCAAGGACAGCGGCAACAGCATCTTCCGCGACATGTACCGGTCCACCGTGTCCGGCGACGTCGCGGCGCAGGAGCGCCTCTCTCGCCACAGTCGCGAGATGGCCGAGCGGTCCCAGTTCGACCTGTCGAGCACCGACAGCGCCGGCGGGTACCTCGTGGCGCCGCTGTACCTGCAGGAGGAGTTCGTGGACTACGCCCGGGCCGGATCCGTCGTCGCTGACGTGATCGGTGCCCGCCCGCTGCCCCCGAACACCGACACCGTGAACATCCCCACCCAAGACGGCGGGACAGCGGTCGCAACCCAGTCCGACAACGGGGCGGTCCAAGAGACCGACGCCACGTTCTCGACGCTGGCTGCCGACGTCAAGACCGTCGCCGGGATGCAGGACGTGTCGCAGCAGTTGCTCGACCGTTCCGTTCCGGGGATCGACGGCGTCATCTACGGCGATCTGACGAGGGCCCTCGCGGTCTCGTACGACACCGCTGTCATCAACAGCAGCACCGCGAACAACAAGGGGCTGTTGCAGGTCACCGGGATCAACTCCGTGACGTACACGGACGGGTCCCCGACCGCCTCGGAGTGCCTGCCCAAGATCGCCGACGCGATCCAGCAGATCGCCACGGGCATCTACGCCCCGGCGACTGCGGTGTTCATGCACCCCCGCCGCTGGGCGTTCTTCCTCGCGGCTCAGGACAGCAGCAACCGTCCGCTCATCTCGCCCGTCGCGCCGAGCAACTCGCCCGGCACGTTCGGCGGCAACGCCGCGGAGGGCGCGGTCGGCTCCATTCAGGGGCTGCCCGTGTACACCGACGCGAACATCCCGACCAACCTCGGCTCGGGCACCAACGAGGACAGGATCATCGTGGCATCGGTCCCTGACCTCTACATCTGGGCCGACCAGTCCGGCCCGTACCTCGAGACGTTCCGCGACGTGGGCTCCGGCACACTGACCGTTCGCCTCAGGCTCCACCAGTACTGGGCACAGGCGCACGCCCGCCGTCCGAAGGCCATCTCGGTCATCAGCGGCACCGGCCTCGCCACTCCGTCGTTCTGATCGACGGCAGCATGACGTCGACCACCCGTCGGGCCTGGCGGCCCGGCGGGGGGATCGGCTCCCGAACTTAGACCAACCGACACGGAGGGCACGATGTCCAAGAACTCAACCGACGAGCAGAACGACGCGACCATCGCCGCCCTGACGGCCGAGCTCGTCCACTACGAGCGCCACGGCATGGACGACCGGGCCGATCAGGTCCGCGCCGAGCTGGGCCGACTGGCCGCCGACGCCGCGCCGCCCGCCAAGCGCGCGTCCAAGCGCGCGTCCAAGTCGCGCAAGAAGTCGACCAGCCTCTGATGGCTACCCAAGACCTGACCACGCTCAACGCCGTCCGGCGGTTCCTGCAGAAGTCCGCCACGGACACGGCGCAGGACGCCCTGATCGAGGACCTCATCACCCACGCGTCCGACGCGATCATGCGGTACTGCCAGCGGGAGTTCAAGACGACCACGACCGGGTCGACCGCTCGGTCGTTCGAGTACAGGGGCGGGGGCTTCCTCGACCTGTCGCCGTTCGACGCCCGCACCATCACCCAGATCCGTCTTGACACGGACGAGGCCACGCCGACGACGCTCCAGACCGACGAGTGGCGCGCGTACCCCGTCCACAAGCCCCACGGCGTGTACAGCGCCGTCCGACTTGACCCGGGCATCGCGTTCTCGCGGTCCCGGTGGGAGTACCGCGTCTGCGAGGTCACCGGCACGTGGGGCTTCGCCGCGGTCCCGAACGACGTCGTGCAGGCGACGATCATCACGGTCAGCAACTGGCTGAAGCTCGAGGCGACCGCGTACGAGTCCGTCCTGTCGACCGACGAGCAGTCGCTCGACCGGCCCGCTGGGATCCCGTCCAAGGCCCAGATGCTCGTGAAGCCGTTCGTGAGGTCGTCCACGTGAGCGGCGTCGAGATCGACACCTCCGACGTCGACCGCGTCATCATGGACATCCGCGAGTTCCGTAACACTTACTACCGCGCGGTCAAGGGCGGGCTGAAGGACGCCGCCGAGAAGACCATCGTCCCCGAGATCCAGCGTCGGGCCGTGCCCCAGCGGTACCGGTTCCTCATAACCGCCAAGGCCCGAGGCGTCGGCACCGTCGTCCTCACGACCAAGGGGGCGCTCATGCCCGGGCGGATCCTCGGGATGCACAACTACGGCGGCCGTCTGGCGCGCCCGATGTACCCCAAGAAGGCCCGCGCCATCTACACCCGGTTCGGGCCGAAGGGCGCGCTGAAGGGCGAGACCAAAGTCCCGCGCCGCGAGTTCTTCGAGCGCGGCATCGCCGCCGGGATGGACGCGTACTGCGGGGAGGTCGGCGACGCCGTCGCTGACCGCCTTCAGGAGGCGTTCACCTCGTGACGAGCACGGTGCTCGACCCGATCGCCGACGGCATCGTGGCAGTCGTCCAGACGCTGTCGCCGACCGT